ATATAATTAAGCTTGGTAATCAAGCTAGAACACACCAAAATTATAGAGTAGCAAAAGTTCAAGTTGAATATGATATTGAAGTTATGGCTAATGAAATTTTTGCTAGTCAAAATAGAAAAGGCCGGTCTTTAGATACAATAAAAGAACACTGTAAACGTGGTATTGTAACTGAGACTGCGGCTGTTATGATATTTGGCGGTAGAAGAAATACACAAAAGTTTGATTATACAAATCCTGATACTTATATGTGGGATGCATCATTAACTGAAAAGAACTTACTTACAGAAGTTAAGTGGATAGAAAGTAATTGTGAATGGGTAACATATTACAATGATAATATATCAACCTTTAACAAACACCATAAAGATCTAGACTTATTCTTAGCAGCAAAAATGAATGATGATCCATCTGCATTATATTATGAAGTGTCTTTTGTTTTAGTAGCTAATGCTAAAACATTCTTTGATTACTGGAGACCTAGTTCTTATAATGATAAACATTTCTATAATCATTACAAAGCTATATCTTATGGGCAATGTTATCCTATCAATCTAAAAGAATAATTGTACATTAATTTGATTATTTGATATAATATAATTTTATCTGAGGAGATATTATGAAAGAATCATTGAAAGTATTGCAGCAAGCAGCTGAGATACAAACCAAAAAGTCTAACGACTATCAAAATCCTAATTCTAGGATCCAACAAGCAGATTATTATCCACGTGGCTTTGCCTCTATTCTAGATGTTATGCATGCAAAAGTATTACGTATGCAATCAGTTCTAGAAGCAATGGAATCAGATAAAGATTATAATCCAAACTTTGAATCCCTCGAAGATTCATGTTTAGATCTTATTAATTATGCATCTTTCGGTACTGCATATATTCGTGGCGGTATACCCGGCCAGAATCCTCAAAATGATTTCTTAAATCGACCAAGAAGGGATCTACTAGATGAGTAGAAATACATATGTTGGTAATATAAGAAATTCATTCTATCAAAAATTAGTTAAAGAAGAATATGTTACTGATAAAACTGGTGTAAAAACACTTGAGATTATGAATGCTTCTTTTATTGCTGATCACCCAGCAATTATTGGTACTGTTAATGAAGACTATGTAGAACGTGAACTTGCATGGTATAAATCACAATCACTTAATGTTAATGATATACCTGGCGAAACACCTGCAATCTGGAAATCAGTAGCCACTGAAGATGGTTATATCAATTCTAATTATGGTTGGTGTATTTGGTCTGATGAGAATCATAACCAATATACAAACGTACTTGATGAATTAAAAAAGAATCCAGATTCTCGTAGAGCTAATATGATCTATACTCGTCCAACAATGCATTCTGATTATAATCGAAATGGCATGTCAGATTTTATGTGTACAAACAATGTACAATATCTTATAAGAAACGGCGAACTTAATGCTCTTGTTTATATGAGATCTAATGATGCAGTCTTTGGTTATAAGAATGATTGGGCATGGCAAAAACATGTACTTGATTCTCTATGTAAAGAATTAAATGTACCAGCTGGTCAAATCTATTGGAATGTATCTTCTCTTCATATCTATGAAAGACATTTTGGATTACTTAAAGATGCGGTATATAGGTCATGAATAAATGGGCTAAACGATATATGGAAATGGCCGAGCAAATTGCGTCTTGGTCTAAAGATCCGAATACAAAAGTTGGTGCAGTTGTTGTTGGTACTAAAGGACAAATACTTGCACAAGGCTATAATGGATTTCCTCGTAAGATAAAAGATACTCCATCAAGATTAAATGATCGAGAAAAAAAATTAAAGTATGTTGTACATGCTGAAATGAATGCTATATTTAATGCATCGTTAAACGGTGTATCATTAGATGGCGCTACTATCTTTATTCATGGTTTACCAATTTGCCATGAATGTGCTAAAGGTATAATACAAGTTGGTATTAAAAAGGCAGTTATACAAAAGCAGTTTCCTGGTATGAAGGATACATGGAAAGAATCCTGTAGTCTAGGTGTTAAAATACTGGAAGAAGCAAATATAACAGTAATTGAGGTATAACATGAAAGAATGGCTATTTTGGGTTGCTGTAACAATAGGTCTACTATACTTAATGGTAGTTGTTGCTGCAGTGCTTTTGAAATAATATAAGGAAATAACATGGGCATATTAGATAAAATTAAAAAGAATACAACGGTTAAAGATAGTGATATACTTAAAAATTCTAAGTTCTTCACTAAAAAGGATATGATACCTACATCCATTCCTGCAATTAATATTGCATTAAGTGGTCGATTAGATGGTGGCTTAACGCCAGGTCTAACAATGTGGGCAGGTCCTTCAAAGCATTTTAAGACAGCGTTTAGCTTATTAATGGCTAAATCATATTTAGATAAGTATGAAGACGCGGCTCTACTCTTTTACGATTCAGAATTTGGTACTCCTCAGTCTTATTTTGATTCATTTGGTATTGATGTAGAACGTGTCTTGCATACTCCTATTACTGATGTTGAACAACTTAAGTTTGATATTATGAAGCAGCTAGAAGGTCTAGATCGTGGTGATCGTTTAATGATTGTTATTGATTCAATCGGTAACCTAGCTTCTAAAAAAGAAGTTGATGATGCGCTTGATGGTAAATCAGTTGCTGATATGTCAAGAGCAAAACAAATTAAATCATTATTCAGAATGGTTACACCATATCTCTCATTAAAAGATATTCCAATGGTTGTTGTTAATCATACATATAAAACTATGGAACTCTATTCAAAAGATGTTGTTGGTGGTGGTACTGGTTCTTATTACTCAGCAGATAATATCTTTATTCTAGGTCGTCAACAAGACAAAGACGGTACTGAACTTCAAGGTTATAACTTTATTATTAACGTTGAAAAATCACGTTATGTTAGAGAAAAATCTAAGATTCCTGTCTCAGTAAAATTTGATGGTGGTATGTCTAAATGGTCTGGTTTATTAGATATGGCTATGGAAACTGGTCATGTAGTTAAGCCATCTGTTGGATGGTATTCAAAAGTCAATGTAGAAACTGGTGAAGTAGAAGAAAAGAAATATCGTATTAAAGATACTGATACAAAAGATTTCTGGATGCCAGTAATTACCGATCCTACTTTCCAAGAAGCAATTAAGAAACGTTATCAAATTGCACACGGTAAAATAGTAACTGATGATGAAATTGATCAAGCTCTTGCAGAACTACCAGATGATACAGAAGTTGAAGTATAATAAAGAACCATACGGAGATCATCAATATCTTTTAGAATTTGTTGATCATAAATTTTCAGGCATACAGTTTATACTTGATAAGGTAGAATTATTAGAGCAAGAGGATAATTGTACTTTAAAATATCACTATGATATAATAGAAAATAATACAGAGTTAAGTATTAAGCATGAACTAAAACAAAGCTTTGAAAAATGTGTGGGTGATCTCGTCGTTCAAATGATTGACGATGGTCTTTTAAATAACGACTTAATTTACTACGGCGGTGTGAATGAGGATTGAAAATACAATATTAAGTAATCTCTTACATAATGAAGAGTATTCTAGAAAGGTTCTACCTTTCATTAACAAACGATACTTTTCAGAACGTAAGGAAGCAATAATCTTCGAAGAATATCAGAAGTTCTTTGACAAATATAATAAACCAATTACAAAAGAAATCTTAGCCATTGAGGTTTCTAATCGTAAAGATCTTAATGATAAAGAATACAATGAGTTTTCTGATTATATCAATAAGATCGAATATTCCCCAACTAATACTGATTGGCTCTATAATGAGACAGAATCTTTTTGTAAAAAGAAAGCTGTGTATAATGCCATTCTAGATTCAATTGGTATTATTGATGGCAAAGATAAACAAAGATCTGAGGATGCTATTCCTTCTATGTTATCCGATGCTTTGGGTGTTTCCTTTGATAGTCATGTAGGCCATAACTATATTGATGATTCTGATTCTCGATTTGAATATTATCATCGAGTAGAAGAAAAGATTCGATTTGATCTTGATATGCTTAATAAGATTACAAAGGGTGGTTTATCTAAGAAAACTCTTAATGTTGTTCTTGCCGGTACTGGTGTCGGTAAATCTCTATTCATGTGTCATACTGCAGCAGCCAATCTTATTGATAATAAAAATGTATTATATATCACTATGGAAATGGCTGAAGAAAGAATTGCAGAACGTATTGATGCAAATCTACTTAACTTATCAATGGATGAATTAAAAGTTGTTGATAAGAATGTTTTTGATAATCGATTAGATAAAATCAAGCAGAAATCTCAAGGACGACTCATCATCAAAGAATATCCAACTGCCGGAGCCCATGCTGGCCATTTTAGAGCTTTGTTGGAAGAGTTGAAAATGAAACAAGAATTTTTACCTGATATTATCTATATCGATTATCTTAATATCTGTAACTCTCAAAGATTGAGACAGGGTGCAAATGTTAATTCATATACATTTGTTAAAACAATTGCTGAAGAAATTCGTGGACTCGCCGTTGAGTATGCAGTACCAATTGTTAGTGCTACTCAAACCACAAGATCTGGGTTTACAAGCTCTGATCCTGGACTCGAAGATACTTCTGAATCTTTTGGTCTACCAGCAACTGTTGATTTAATGTTTGCGCTTATCTCAACCGAAGATCTTGAAAACATTGGCCAACTTATGGTTAAACAACTCAAGAATCGGTATAATGATCCATCTTATTATAAACGTTTTGTGATTGGCGTAGATCGATCTAAAATGAAACTTTATGATGTAGAAGCATCTGCTCAAGCAAATATATCTGATGCAGGCCAAGATAAAGATGATAAACCTGTATTTGATAACTCCACATTCGGTTCTAGAATGAAGACAGAAGGATTTAAATTCTAATATAACTGTTTATAAATATATTAATGCTCTAATTGTAACAATTCTGTGACAATTGTTACAATTCTGTTACAAAATAATTGTGTACATTAATTGCACTTTATTATATAATAACATTATAGAGAGATTATGTTAAAATTTAAACAATATATAAATGAAGTAAATAAAGAATTCAAAGATAACGGATTAACAATCTTTGATATTGATGATACTTTATTTCATACTACTGCTAAAATTGCTGTTATGAAAGACGGCAAAAAAGTTAAAGAGTTAACCAATCAGCAGTTCAATACTTATAAACTTAAAGCTGGCGAAAAGTTTGATTTCAAACAATTCAAAGATGCTGATAAGTTCTATAAAGAATCTCAACCAATCGAAAAAATGCTTAATAAAGCAAAAGCAATTATTAAGAATATAGGTAAAAAACCAGGTTCTAGAATAGTTATTATCACAGCTAGAAATGATTTCAATAACAAACAAAAATTCTTAAAAACCTTTACCAAATATGGTTTAGATATGAGAAAGATAAGAGTTGAAAGAGCTGGTAAAATCAATGATGTTTCAAATGTAGCTCTTAAAAAAGTTGTTATCATTAGAAACTATCTCAATACAGGTAACTTCAAAAGAGCAAGACTCTTTGATGATTCAATGGCTAACTTAAAAGCTTTCTTACAAATGAAAAGAGAATTCCCACAAGTAACATTCGAAGCATACTTTGCTAAACCAGATGGATCAGTAAAGGTTGTTAAATAATGGCAATATCTGGAGCAGGAGCAGAGATTACAGCATTAGCTGAATCTTTGCAAGCCTATGTATGTGCTGCTAGACAAGCATTAAAGAAAGACATATATTCTATTACAGAAATTACAGCGCAAAATACTAAAGATGCTGAATGCGATAGGCGTTTAGTTGATTGTTTAAAAAAATTAGATGAAGCGTGGTTCTATTCATGTATTCAGACTGCTAATCAAATGGCAAAAGATTTTAAGTTTGGTAACTATAAATTTTATCGTGGCGGCAATATACCTAATGAAATTTATAGAGTATTTACAAAGTATAAATCAGAAACTGGATTATCAGGCTCAGATAAATGGAATCCAGCTGATATATGGGTTAAATCTAAATCACATGCATTAAAGACTAATTTTGATAATATAATAGATTACAACAAATATATATATAATGCCTTTAATAAAAAAGAATTAATTGGTGTATCATTAAAAAAAATTGGTCCAAATCAAAAACCCCATAGTAAAGTTTTTAATAATGGTAAACCATTAGATGCTAAGTTTAAAGGGTTTAAAATTGGTAATGATCCAATAAATTC